TCTGAGCAGACATGTTTACACCTTACTCAGCAGTAATTCAGAAAAAATTCCGTCGTCAATTGCGCGATTCTCACGCACGGTGTACGACGCACCACCGACAGTGATAGAAGTGCCGCGAGAGGCAGAACTTACATCCGAAGTCTTTCGCCGTAAGCAAATACTCCCGACTAAGAGCCATACCTCCCGCGATCACATCCACAGGCGAATCCAAGATGCCAACAAACTCAGCACCTTCACCAATCCGGCACGTAGTACCGAATTCGTCAGTGTTGAGAAATGCCAGCGTCTCAGAAAGTGCCATCAGGATCAGTTGCCGTACTTCTTGCTGTAAACCAGCGAAACGGCATAGACGAACACAGGGCTAGTGCCGCCAGAGGTGCCAACAGCACGCACATAACGTGCGACATCGTTGGTGTTGATGCTGATCTTTTCAAAAGCAGCAGCAGCGTCGGTCACCTGAGTGAAGGTTGCACCGCTGATGTCGCTCCAATCGGAGTTGTTTGCAGATTCCTGCAACTTGACATCAAGGGTGGGGGAAGTACCAGCGCCAGCCTCAGAGTCGAGGATGACAATGGCTTCACCTTCAGCATCGTTGGACCCTTGCAGGTCGAAACCGGTGCCGTTTGCAGAAGCGTTGCGGGAGTCAGCACCCAGCAAGCTTGCGATGTAGGTCTTAGACCCGAGGTTGTGGATCATTGGTCTTTCTCCGTTTGGGAGCGGGTTTAGTGGGTTGAGGCTTTACTTCAGCCTCGATCACAACTTCCTGAGGTAAAGGAGCGGGCATCGCCTTGCCAATGCCAATCAGCAAAAGAGCTGATTTGTGGTCCGTTTCGACAAAATCGCCTTCGTGGACCTGTTTTAAGTCAACAATCGTCGACTTCAGCATTTTGATGCGCATACCCGCTCCTCGTTATCAGGACAGCTTGCAGATCGACTCGGGGTGGCGGATGGCCACGTCGTAGTCCTGCATGGCGACCACGCGGACGGTGCCAGAGGCAGAGCCGGTGTAGGGGTCAACCATGATGTCCAGACCGCTCCAGAAGCCAATCATGATGTCGCTGAAGTTAGCGAACACCGCAGTGCTGGCAGGCATGGAGTTGGACACGTAGGCGGGGTAACCGTTGATGGTGTTGTCGCCTTCGTAAACGAAGATGCCGTTGGTGCCGGCAGCCTTCTCGGTGGTCTTCAGAGTTCCGCGCAGAGCGGAGTTCATCATGTAACCGAGGTTGCCGAACAGAGCGTTGTCGGTGCTCAAAGCAGCTTCAGCGTTAACGAAGTCAGAGAAAGCAGCAACGCCGGATTCAGTGTTGATGCCAGTGACGTTCAGGAAGCCCAGCGGATAGGAGCCGGTGCCAGTGCCGTTGATGGCCTGGTTCTCAACTTCGATCGCGATTTGCTGAGCCAGGTCACGACGGACGAGGTTCTCAACATCAACGCTGGACTGAAGCAGCAGACGACGGGAGTAGTCGGTCAGAGCACCAATGGTGCGGGGCTGCATCGTCACCTGATCCACGGTGAGCTGCGATTCGGTGATCGAACCGGACTCAGCGACGTGGTAGGTCGTGGCTCCACCCGACTGTCTCGGAATTGCAACCATGCCCTGCAGGCCGGTCATCACGTTGGCGCCAGCCTGAGTAAGAACCAGGGACTTACGGAGCAGATCGATGAAGCTCTCGCTCATCAGCTCGGTAGCCACCAGATCGCCACCACCGGAAGCAGCGCCGACGGTCAGATCGCGACGGCCATAACCCAGCACATCGGCGGGGATCAGGATGCCACGAGCTTCCTTACCGCACTTCTCTTGAGCAGCACGGCTGACTTCAAATTCGAAACCAGCAGCACGCTGAGCTTCCTTGTCGTTGGGATGAGCAAGGGCCTTGAGAGCGCGGACGAAGGAGAACTCACGGACCTCCTTGTCGGTCATGCCGATTTCGGCATCCTTGGCCTGGATAGGCTTCTCTTCAACACCCATCTTTTCCAGAAGGGCAGAACGAAGATCTTCGAGACCACGGGAGTTAGCGATAAACTCCTGGGCCATTTCGAGGTTCTTGGTGCGTTGGCCAAGAGCCATCATTTCGGCTACTTCCTTTGCCTTGGCCTGAGCGGCCTCAGCGCGGATAGCCTCAATATTGAGGTTTTGATCCACGGTGTTAACTCCGTTGGGTTGACTTTGCACGGCTGAGGCCGTAGCAGTGCTTTCATTATGGTCGAAAGCACGTCCCATACCAACTGAATTGTCGGCTGGGATGGTAACCAGACTTATCTCGAAGGGCTGGTATTTGGTGGCGCGATAAGTCACGGGTGACGTGGACTCGTCGGCCTCCATTTCGTCAATCTTGTAGCCAAAACTGACGTTGCGAATAATGCCGTCGCGGATTAGCTCTTGCATTTCGCGGCCAAGCTCATTGTTGGCCAATTTGACACGTGCATATGCACGCTTGTCTTTGATATATGCCCTTTGAACTACACCAACGATGCGATCAGCATCATGTTGATAAAGCAAAGGTGCTCCATCATTTAAACGTCCAAGATCCATGGATTTGGTATCCATGCTGAGGACTTCCATGCCGTAATACCGTTCGACCGGCATTTCACTGGCAAAAGGAAATTCAAGGCTGCGATCTTCGTCGTCACAAGCGCGAAAATCAACGCTGAGCGCACGCTTAAGAGTTTTGCCCTCGTAAAAACGGAGTGCCGCGATCTTGGTCAACGTAGAGAAACGATGGCCAACCAACCTATCGCTTGGCTCGTAACCATCACCGCCATCGCGGTAAACGCGAATCAATGCAGCGGGATTTTCTTCCGAAGCATCAATGGTGAAGGACGAGTCAGGAACATCGATTGACTCGCTGCGGGAAATGCGGGTGATCTTGCCGCGTGCAGTTCCACCACTGGAATCCCACGAAACAAAATCACCAACCTTGAGAGCATCAGCCGCTGCGCGGTCTTCTACAACCTCAGGTACTTCCTCGACAATTTCAGGTGCTTCCACTTCAGGCTCAGCAACAGCGGCCGAACGCACTTGGACACCTTGTGGCGCAAAGCCGCGTGCCTCGCGTTTCATAAGATCCACAAATGGACTTCGCATTAGTTTAGATGTTTTTACTCAGGTTCCTGCTCATGTTGAATCGGATGCTGAGTCGGGGCAACTTCGTTGAATTGAGTTGCGCCGTTTAGCGAAGTTTGCGAAGGATCGGTGTCCAACGTGATGTTGAGTTCATCGGCAACCGCTAGTTCATGCTGCCGTTGACGCATCTGCTCTTCAAAATCACCGCCATGCAATGCGATGACTTGAGACAGGGTCATGATGCCGCTGCGAATCAGATCCTTGTAAGCAGAAGCTTCTTTTTGCGGATCGACAAACTGCGCGGCAGGTGCCATCCACTTGGCAGCCATGTAACGACCGGGGTTGGTGTCAAAACCGGGAAGATCAAGCACGCCAGCCATGACGGCCATCTCAAGCCACTTCTCGTAAACCTCTTCGCACAGCGATTCGATCACGTACTGCTGCAAGACTTTGTAGTGCGTGCGCGTTTCAAGCAGCTCTAAACGCGAAGAGCTGTAGTTGCTTTGCGAAAAGTCCGAGCTGACTTGCGTGTAACTACAACCAACCCCAGCAGCCACAGCTCGCAGCATTTGCTGCACAAATGGAGTGAACCCATCATCAGGGCGATTGGGATTGAAGAATTGCATCTCCTCTCCCGGTGCCAAGCGGCGGATGCTGCCCGGCGAAAAGTCAAGGACCGACTCTTCGTTGTAAGTGCCATCCTCGAAAAGCTCCTGATCAGGAGTTTTGACGAACGCCATCATGCTGCTGCTGGCACGAGCGGCGACAATCTCTGCTTCTTCGTATCCAGACAGATTGCGAAGCCGCATGATCGCGGTGGCAAATGCGCTAACCCCACGGGTCTGGCCAGGGCGCTCAATTAGATACAGATGAATGATGTCGTCGGCAGGTATGCGCACACGACGCTTGACTGCTTTCTGGGCGTAACTGAACTGGTAATCACCGGGGTGATAATCAAAAAAGTGATAAGCAACAGCCCGGCCCCATTTATCAATCTCAACGCCCATTCGGATCTCGTTTCCGTTCTTTTCAATGGCGTTGTAGTCATCATCAAGCAGATCAGATTCAATGATTTCCAGGCCCATCGGGACCTGACTGCCGCCGAAGGATTGACGGACAACACGAATAAACACCTCGCCCGATTCGAGCATTGAGGTAACGGAAAGACGCTGGATGTCGTACCAGCTGAGCTTGCCGCCTGCATGACAACGCTTGGCCGAACCCCAGCGCTCCCACTGCTCTTCAATGCGGCTGTTAACTTCCTCGGCCAGACGCCCGCCACGCTGCATCCGCACTTGAGCTTGCAGCTTGATGCCAGTGCCTACAACGTTGTTGCGAACAGCGCGGAGCGCAGCCTTTGCAAAATCTGAATCCCGTACAAGTTGACGAGCACGGTTACGCAGCAAGCGAATGCTGCCCCGGATCTCGCTGTCAGCGGAAGTGGCCTGATTGATCCAATCAGAAGTCAGGCGATTGTTCTGCGCTGCGGCATAAGCACGCTGCAGATTTTGGTTCCGCGTTTGTGCTTCTTGAAGTTGCTGACGAAGGCCGTTAACGCGACCGAAACCCAGGAAAGCCATTAACGGAACCTCACTTTGGCCAGACCGGGATTGCCAAGACCCTGGCGGATCTTCTCGCGTCGCCGCTCCATTGCAACTTCATTTTGCAGGGTGCTGCGCAATTCCAACAGCTCGGTCATTTTGTACCGACGCAAGCTGCGGCCACCAATGCTGTACTCCTGCACCATCCCGCCTGAAGCAAGGGTGCGAATAGCAGCATCAACCTTTTCAAGATCAATCTCGGCGCGGCTGCGATCGTCAAATGCGCCGGGGGTGCCGCTGTAAACAGCAGAAGCCTTGACGGTGAATTGACCGCGACCAGCGGTGTACTGAGTGCTGTTGTATGTGGCAACTGCTTGCCAAGTCCAAAGACCTGCATCAAAGTCAGCAGTGGTGCTTGCCGGGACCGTGATGCGCCAACCATCACCCTCGGCAGTACCTGTAATTGTGGTGCCCTCGGATGCAGTGTTCGTCCGGGCGTACCACTTCAGTGTGTAGGTGCCGCTGTCAATGACAGTGCCGATTGAGTCCTTAAAAGACGGCACGTCAAAAATGACGGTATCGCCCGCGTAGATCAGATCTGGGACAAGAATGGTCACCAGCTAGTCACGAATGAAGGATTACTTCGCACACGCCGCCTTTGCGGTGGCCGATATGGAGATTCTATCGGTTTATCAGGCTGTGCATCAGTAGGTTGCTTTTCGTTTTGAGATTTGCCAAGCGCACGCTCAAACTGCTCAAAGATCGTGTTGCGGTTGAACCGCATGTACAGGTAGTGCAATGCGGCGTAGCTGTAGCAGAAGCAGTCCAACGCTTCGTTGCGATCACCGGCCTTCTTCTTCCACTCTCGAATTGCGAAACCCTTGACGTAGCGGATGACTTGGCGCTCGCTTGTTAGTTGCTTGAAATAGTCCTGGCCAGCTTCCGCGTGGAAGTGGATGTAACCAGCTCCAGGCTCGTTGTGTTTCAAACGGCCAAACAAAGTGGATTTGATTGTGTCACTGCCCACCGGAAATACTTCGGCAGAGTTTTTCAACACCTGCCCTTTGTAGTTAATATCAACCTTGGAGGGCTTTCCAATCGGCGGTTTATTACGCACGGATTGACCTTTCAAGGCAAATACACTTTTGCCTTTGCGACTTCTGGCGTACGCATAAACTTCCGAGGTGTAGTGGCCGCCAGAGTCCACTCCAATCGCTGACACCTTCAACCGTCCGCCATCGGCATGGGGGTAGTCACGCAAAACGACATCGTCAACCTGATCCCACAGCTTTTGGCCAGCAGGATCTCCGTAAATCGCGGTGTGACTGATCAGCCAACACTCCTCGCCGCTTCCGTAGGCGTATAGACCGATCTCGACTCGGTTGTCCTGCACGTCAACACCAGCGCACAGGATGCTGGCCCCAGTTGGGACTTCGCCTGCGGGATAGAACTCAGCACGTTCCGCGAGGCTGTCGGCGCCCAATCTTGCTCCGGTTTCTTCCTCCCAACATTCTCCCAAAATCGTATTTACGAACGTTTTTAACAACGGGGCGTCGTTTTTCGCACGTAAAAACTCGGTGACGATCTCTTCCCAACTTTTCCAACCCAATGGCGAATACAAGGAAGACAAATGGAATCCAACCGTCCGCGAATCCTGGCTGGTGGCCGTAGCACGCCATTCGCCTTTGCGAAGCATCTCGCTCTTGTAGTGCTCTGGTATGTGGCACCCGCACGACTCACAGACGTACGCAGCAGTCTTTGGATCGCCGTCGAGCCATCGGATGTTTTTCCACTGCAGCCACTGCATGTGATCACAGTGTGGGCAAGGGACAAAATATCGACGTTGATCCGAAGCTAAATATTCAGTCTCAATGCGGCTGGTGTCTTTGACAGTGGGCGTTGAGGTCAGGATAATCTTGCGCCTGCTAAACGTTGACGCACGACGTTCCGCCAGCGCACAAGGATCTCCTTCACCGTCCACATCCGCTGGGAAAGCATCAACCTCATCAAGAAGCACCCAGCGACAAGGAGCAGAACGTAGCCCCGTAGCGGAGTTGGCACCCGTAAGTAGAAGGATGCCTCCGGGGAATTCCTTCGAGAACATTGTGTTGCCACTGTCTCGGCTTCTTGCGGGGCCGATCTTTTCCGCCAGACAGGGAGTCTCATGAATAAGGGCATCTAGACGCTGTTTTGACAGTCTCTTGGCCATCTCGATTGTTGGCTGCACAAACAAAGCCGGGCCAGGGGCGTGCGCGATCATGTAGCCCACGACGTTGTTGATGCCCTCCGTTTTCCCTAGCTGTGCACCCGCCATAAACACGACCTTTTGGACAGGTGAGTTGGCGGACATGCAGTCCATGATTTCCCGAAGGTAAGGAGTCCTTTCGGTTCGCCACGGGCCGGGTTCGGCTGATGCCTTGTTGGACAACATGCGGTATCGATCGGCCCATTGACTTACGGTCAAGTCAGGATCGGGCTTCAAACCTTCAATGAAGGCCCGGCGGTACAACAGTGCGCCGTCACGCATCGGTCAAGCTCTCCAGCGCCTTGCGGATCTCCTCGGTCAAAGTTTGGTGGATGACAACAGGGTCTGTCTCTGCGGCCATTTGATTGCTGACACGGTCGGGAATATTGCTGAGCGCATCCCTCACAGCACGCGCAGCCGAGAACGCTTCACGCTGCACACGAGATACTTCCACCAACTGATCTTCTTTGACTTCAAGATCCAGGCGTGCCAGCTCTGCGCGGAAATGCTCTGACTTTGCACGACTTTCATTGAAGCTCGGGATCTCAAGTTCAGCGGAATCCTTGCGCGTGGGACTCACTGAGACCATCGGATTGCCTTCTTTAAAGGTTCGAATCGCCTCTTCTTTGTTCCACTGAATTTTGTTCCCAACGACCGTGAAGCACCCGTCAAAGCGGCCTTGGGTTTTCAGTTGGCTGATCCGCCCTGTTGTCAGTCCAAGGGCCTCAGCGAGTTCTTTGGTGGTACAAGACTCCATTACTCCAATTTAGCCCTGCTAAGCGGGAATTAAGCGAAATAAGCCCCCATAGCGTTTTTGAGGCATATAATGGTCAACTTTTCGATTTTGCGTCTCATTTGGGTCTGCCCTGAGACTGCCGATACCCACTGGCGCCTGACGCTAGCGAAATAGTGTGGTTCGAAATTACCAGATCGGAAG